GAACAAACTCGATTTTGAGCTGGTTCGTGCTCTTAAATGTGCCGAGCTCCAGCAGAAGGGCTTTACCCTGCTACCCGGGTCACGTGTATATCACATATGCTCGGATGTAGTACCTATCCAATCATTATTAAAAAACAATGTTAGCAATCCTTAAACCATTCGTGCTATCTGCACTTAAGTCGCCAAAATTCAAGTATTTCATAATTGAAATCCTAGAAAAATTAGTAGAAAGTACAGATAACGAATTAGATGACAGAGCCTTACAGATCGTTAAAAAAGGCTTGGGAGTATAAATGAAAAAGAAAGCAACTGAAGATCAATTTAACGAGTTGCATAACCTAGTTACTAAAGAGTTTCTTGCCCGTATAAAATCAGGCGAGGCAACCACTCAAGACTTAAAAGCAGCTTGTGATTGGCTTAAAGCTAATGACATTAGCGGTGTTGCTTACGATGGAAACCCTCTAGCAAAACTTGCAAAGGTTATGCCAACTGTTGACCCAGAATTAGTACAGGCTAAGCTCTATGGCAAAAACCTCTGAATACTATAAATCCAACCCAAAAGCTAAAGCTAAAAGGCTTAAGCAACAAAAAAGATACAACAAAACTAAAAAGGGTTTAGCCCTACGTGTTAATGCAAATAAACTTAATCGAAAACTTGGTACCTACGGAAATGGTGATGGGCAAGACGCTGCTCACTATAAGGGGAGTACTACCAAGGGCAGACTCCAAAGTCCATCCGAGAACAGAAAAAGCAGACTCAAAATACGTAAATGACCCCATTATTACCTAGTCCAAAACATTACTTACACAACTTAATAACCATGACAAGTTCAGATTCTAAACGGCTCTGGAGAAGGGCTATCAAAGAGCACTTTAATTGTACATGCGTTTATTGCGGAGAAACTTATGATTTTAATCAACTTACACTCGATCATGTTAAACCTCGTTCAAAAGGTGGTCAAGACCTTACGAGAAATGTTGTCTGTGCGTGCAGGAAATGCAATGCGGACAAAGGTAGTAGTCATTGGCTTGGATGGATGCGAAAGGCATTTGGATTCCAGCCACTTCGAGAATTAATTATTCAACAACACATTATTAAAGGAACTTAAAACCATGGCAAGAAGAGGATCATCATCATCTGATCTAAAGAAAAAAAGAGACGAAAAGTTTAACAAACTTATAAAGAAAAGAGAAAACGTCACTTTTGAAAACAACAGAAGAAACAACAATAACAATAGCAGCAGTAGCTCATCATCTTCATCAACTAAAGGTAAGACTAAAGCACAACAACTAGCTTTAAAAAACAAGAAAAAATACGGTGGTACAGCTTCAGCAGCAGCAGCTAATAAGGCAGCTATGAAGCTCAAGATTAAAAAAGCTTACATGGCTAAGAAAAAGAAGAAGTAAATGCTAGACGATATTGCACGCCGAGCGATGCAATCTCATGTTAAGGCATCGCTTAAAAAACTACCAAAAACAGTAGCTAAAGCTAAACCTGAACCAGTTATAAAAGCTTCACTTGTTAAAGAAGTAACAGGCGGAGACTTAGCAAAACAAGAGTTTGTAAATGGACAATTAGGTAGACGTAACTACGGTCCACGTAAACCCGGTAGTCCTGTTAGAGCACAAAGAGCTACTAGAAGAATGGGTCCTAGAAGTATTATTGCTAGTGAACCAGTTAAAATGTTAGACGCATATCCAGATAAAAAATATGAAATAAATATGTGGATGCGTAATGCTTATACATATGCTAGAAACAACGGTAGTCTAGAAGGTTACCCAAATTATATAGGGTCTGACGGTAGAAGTTGGAGACCTAAACCCGGTCAAAGTGCGTTTGAAGGTCTTAGATTAAAAGGCGATGATAAACAAGCTAGAGCTAAGATAATTAAAAAAAGAACTGATAGAGAAAAACCTTGGACTAAACCAGAAGGAAAAGATGCAATTTATGCAGCTTTATTAAGAATTGGCAAAGAACATCATTATGATAGACTTATTGAAATAATGATAAGAGATTTTAATGCAAAAATGAAAGCACTTGGTGGTCAAACAAAAGGTCATTTTATTTCTTTAGATAATGGTGGTTTAGATGTTGCAGAAAACTTTGGACCACAACCGGGTAGAAGTATAAGAGTAGTACGAGATGGAAAAGTAAGAATAAGAAGAGGTAATTATTCTGAGCAGGCAGATAGTACTGTTGGATTTGGTGCTAATAGAGGCGTCAGTAGTTGGGATGATTACGTACGTATGAAACTATCAGAATTAGAATGACAGACGTTTTAACGTCCTTACAGGGTGATTTCAAGCTGTTTTTACAAGCATTATGGGAGCAGCTTGACTTGCCTTCACCTACAAGGGCACAATACGCCATTGCAGACTATTTACAACACGGACCAAAACGTTTACAGATACAAGCCTTCCGAGGAGTCGGAAAAAGTTGGATTACTGGAGCGTTTGTGTTGTGGACTCTGTTTAATGACGCAGAAAAGAAGATAATGATTATATCAGCTTCTAAGGAAAGAGCTGACAACATGAGTATCTTCCTACAAAAACTTATTATTGAAACACCATGGCTAAGTCACCTACAACCAAAGAGCGACGACGCGAGATGGTCAAGAATTTCCTTCGACGTTCTATGCTCACCTCATCAGGCACCATCAGTCAAAAGTGTTGGTATTACTGGTCAGTTAACGGGAAGTCGCGCAGACCTGATGATTCTGGACGACATAGAAGTACCGGGAAACAGCATGACGGAGTTGATGCGTGAAAAATTACTTCAACTCTGTACAGAAGCCGAGTCAATCCTTACGCCGAAAGACGATAGCCGTATTATGTATCTCGGGACTCCTCAGACTACTTTTACTATTTATCGTAAGTTGGCAAGCAGGAATTACAAACCGTTTATTTGGACCGCAAGATACCCAAGAAATAATACACAGTACGAAGGACTCATAGCTCCACAGTTACAAGAAGATATAGACAAAGGAGCACTACCTTGGACACCAACAGATGACAGATTTACAGATGATGACCTTGTTGAAAGAGAAGCGTCCATGGGACGTAGTAACTTTATGCTTCAGTTTATGTTGGATACAAGTCTTAGCGATGCTGAGAAGTTTCCTCTCAAAATGGCTGACCTTATTGTTACTAGCGTTAATCCTACTAAAGGACCCGACAACATCGTATGGTGCTCAGACCCAAGGAATGTACTTAAGGATTTGCCCACAGTGGGTTTACCCGGGGACTACTTCTACTCTCCGATGCAAATACAGGGGGAATGGACAGACTATCAAGAAACCATCTGCTCAGTCGACCCCTCCGGTAGAGGAGCCGATGAAACGGCAGCCTGCTATATCTCGCAGAAAAATGGCTTTCTCTATGTACACGAAATGCGTGCCTACCGTGACGGGTATTCCGACAACACGTTGTTGGACATACTAAAAGGTTGTAAGAAATACAACGTAAATACACTCGTAATAGAGTCTAACTTTGGTGACGGTATAGTTGCAGAACTA